TAGTGCCGTCGGGTTTAAAAGTTATATCCAAAACTCCTAACTCTTCAGATGTTACACCGCCAGCTGTAGTTATAGATGCTGTTGTAATATCCCAAGCTGTAGACAAAGAGTATTCACTAATGGAATTGGTAACTTCTCCAGTTATGTAAAGTTTTGTACCATCTGGCTTAAAGTGTATACCACTAGGTATGCTAGTTTGTGAAGATACACTAAATGAATCTCCAGTATAACTAGCTGTAGATAAATCCCATGCTGTTGTAAGTCCATAAGAAAACACTTTATATTTGTCTCTACCTACCACAAATAAAAGAGTACCATCTGGCTTAAAAAACAAACCTGTAGGTTTAGTTAATTGAGAATTAATGCCAAAAGTAATATTATCAAAAGCAAAAGAATATGCCGAATACCCACCACTAATTTGATAGTAATCCGTTGCCGCATAGTCTGCTACACGTCCTATAAAACCACCATTATCATGCACACTGTTTTTCATGGATTACTCTGATATAATTTCGTAACTACAGATAACCTGTAAGTCTCCATCGACACTTGCTGTTGCTCTTAGTGCATCACCTTCTTCTAAGTATATTGCACTGTCTTTGCTTATAGCTACGAGAGTAGCATCTGCTGGCACTGTAACTGTACTTACTATCTTGTAAGCTGTACTAGACCTAAACAAATCAAGAGTAATATCAGCATCGTTTGTACCATCAATGTTAGCTATGATAACTGAGTTTATCTTTAGTAATTTACCTGTTGCCGCAGTCGTTATTGCTGTGGCTGTTGTTGTTGCGGCAAGTACATCCGTCTTGCCAGTTATAGTTGCAACACTAACTACGTTTGGTGCAGTCATTTTATTCTCCTGTTATTATCCAAATACCATTGCCATAGCAATTGCTTTGCCTGTTGTTATTCCACCACCGCCACTTGATGGTGTAGCAAAGGCTAAACTGCCACTACCGTTAGTCGTTAAAACCTGTCCATTAGTACCATCTGAAGTAGGTAACTTATATGCGCCGTTAATCTGAACTGTATCGTTTGCACCACCAATAACAATTCTGTTTGCACTTGAACTTTGTGCTTGTCTCCCAATAGCTATACTGTTGGTACTTGTAGCTCTTGCGAGTTCACCTATTGCAACACTATGAAGGCCTGATGCACCATAACTTCCTCCTGAGTTAGCTATTTGAAGTGCTATACTATCTTCTCCAGCTGCCCTAGAACTACCTATAGCAATTGCCCTGTCAGCATACGCCTTTGCATTCATTCCTAATGCCAAAGATTCTTCGTGTGTTGCTGATGCGTTAGCACCCAAAGATACTGCTGAGTCTCCAGCCGCCGTTGAACCACCACCCATTGCAATTGCATTATCTCCAGTTGCGTTTGGTCCAAATCCTATTGAGACAAAGTTTTCATCATATAAACCTAATGTCGTACCACCGCCAGAAGCCGCCGCCCAAGTCAAACCACCTGTATTTCCTGACTGTGCTGTTAGGACATATCCGTTTGTTGGTGTATTACTTACCTTTAAGTTTGCTTCGTCAACTACATTATCAGCTATTACTGTTGCACCATCGGATGTCGATGTGACTTCGCCTGTGTGGTTTGGGTGTGTATAAGATGCACCATCAGCCCCATCTGCTCCGTCAGCTCCGTCAGCTCCTGCTGGCCCAGTAGCTCCTGTTGGTCCCTGAGGCCCTGTAGGACCTGCTACTGTACTATCTGCACCATCAACCCCATCAGCCCCATCTGCTCCTGCTGAACCAGTAGCTCCTTGTATTCCTTGTGGACCTTGCGGGCCAGTTGCACCAGTAGAACCTGTAGCTCCATCTGTTCCATCTGTTCCATTTGTTCCTGCTGGACCTTGTGGTCCTTGAGGACCTGTAGCTCCTGTCGGCCCTGCTACTGTAGAATCTGCTCCGTCACTTCCATCAGCACCTGCTGGTCCTGTTGCTCCAGTAGCTCCTTGTGGGCCTGTCGGTCCAGTTGCTCCATCAGTACCATCTGTTCCGTCTGCTCCTGCAGGACCTGTCAAGCCTGTAGCTCCATCAGTTCCGTCAACACCATCAGCCCCTGCTGGTCCTTGTGGTCCTGTAGGGCCTTGGATACCTTGCGGTCCTGTAGGACCAGTATCACCCGTTGCACCCGTTGCACCATCATTACCGTCTGCTCCTGCTGGACCTTGTGGACCTGTAGCTCCAGTAGCTCCTTGTGGTCCAGCTACTGTACTATCTGCTCCTTGTGGTCCTGTAGGGCCTTGGATACCTTGAATGCCTTGTGCTCCATCTGCTCCATCATTTCCTGATGGACCTTGCGGACCAGTTGCTCCTGTCGGTCCCTGAGGTCCTGTATCTCCCTGAGGACCAGTTGCTCCAGTTGGACCAGCTACAGTACTATCTGCTCCTGCTGGACCTTGTGGACCTTGGATACCTTGTGCTCCTGTAGCTCCAATTGGTATCCCAAAAGAAAAAGCCCCTGTACCATTTGTTGCTGTTACAGAAGCTGTTGCTGATGATCCTGTAGACAAAGTGCTTACAGATACTGTTGCATCAGTTATTACATCTACAGCTTCAGCCGCATTCTTAGCTACAACAGCCGCATCCCTTGCAGTCTCAGCACCAGTTTTTGCAGTCTCAGCAGCTGTAGCACTTGATGCACTTTCTGATGCTTTAGTTGTTGCTGTAACTGCTGACGCAGCAGCATTTGTCTCAGCAGTCTCAGCTCCAGTCTTAGCTGTCTCAGCTGCAGTCTGTGCAGTTTGGGCAGCAGTTTTAGCTGCTTCTGAAGCAGTCTGTGCAGTCTCAGCATTTGTTTCAGCAGTTTCAGCATTAGTCTCAGCAGCTTCAGCCGCAGTCTGTGCATCTTGAGCAGCAGTCTTAGCTGTGTTAACATCTGCTAGATAGTCTGTACCGTTAACTAATAAACCAGAAGCACCAATAAGGTTGTTACCATTCAGGTCTAGATCAGCCTCCATAGCATTTGGAGTACTGCCGTCCAAAGACAGAGTATTATCAAAACCCTCTTTTAAATTCTCAAAGTTAGTATTTAAAACATCTGTGGAGTTAAAACCAGATGCTAATGTAGTTACCGTTGGTTTCTTAGCCATGCGTTATACTTTCTTTTATACAGGTTTACTAGGCCAAGTTACTGTGTTAGGGAAACCAGATTGATCAGGTAGGTTAAGTAAATCCGTTCTGTACTGTGTCCACTCAGTTTGTTTAGCTTCCGTAAGTTCAGCCCATCTTAAAGGATTGGTTACTATAGGGTCTACTTCTCCTACTAGTTTACCATTACGTTCTTCTCTTAGACTAGTAGCTAACTCAGCATCTAGCTCTGCTTGGGTAGGTGCTACATAAGCTTCATAACTAGAACCTATAAGTGTAAGTAATTCACTGTTGTCTACTGTATTATCTGTGTCACTAGGGTCGAGTGTGTAAGGTATCCAACTATACTCTGGATGCTTAATCTCTACATTGAATACTGTATTCTCTACGTTTAATGAGTGTGCATTACGTACTTCTGTTATTGTTATACTCATTTAAGAAATCCTTACAAAAACGGATGTATTAAAGTCGTTTCTAGTTATAGTTACTGTCTCGTTGTAATAACCTGTTTGACCCATTAATCTCCAAGTACCTGAAGGATGTCCAGAGCCACTATATGTAGGTCTGTGACCAGAGTAATCGTAAGTATTAGCAGGATAGAGGGAGCTACCAGAAACAGTTGTCGCAGGGGCATTTTGACCAAGTGTTTGATAGAAGAATAAACCGTAAGTACCAACAGCACCATAAGCTGTACTACTGCTAATACCTGTTAAGTTAGAGCCATCACCATGAAAGGTTGCAGAGTGTACTTGAGCAAACTTTGCACCAGTTGAGCCTAGATGAACTATAGAATTTCTTGTTAAACCTGTTGCTGTATCTACAGGAAGGATCTGATTGTTTCTATCATGAAAAAATAAACCAGTGTCCCCTGTTCCAAGGTACATATCCCCTACACCATCAACAGCATCTACTTTAGTACTGATGCTTCCTACAGTTGTTCCATCCTTTTTTAACTCTAGAATAGTTCCATCAGAATTTAACCTATCTAATACTGTAGATGGTAAACCATCAGATGTCACTTCTAAGTCACCTGTTATATCTAAGTCACCTGCTATAGTTCCACTACCTGACGTACCTACAAAATCTGTAGTTGAAGAAGTTGCTGCAGTACCTAAACCTAAAGTTGTTCTAGCTGTAGCTGCATCTGCATCATCAATTAAAGATGCACCAAACGTAGATACAGTTCCTGATAAAACAGGATCTACTCCACTAGGCGTAACTAATGTACCATTAAGTAATAACTTATCTGTTTCTACACTACCAGCATTTATTATACTGTTATTAGATAAATCTAATTCTGCTTGCATGGCATTAGGCGTACTACCATCAAGAGATAGAGTGTTATCAAACCCATCTTTTAAAGCTTCAAAATTATTATTTAGGGCTGTAGTAGAACTAAACCCTGAGGTAACATTTGTAATTGGTGGAGTCTTAGCCATATCAGTTCACTAACCCTATCCTTGCTGCATCATCTTTAGTTTCTGCTTCATTACGAGCAGCATCCTTCAAGGCTCCATCTAATTCTTCTCTAGATGGTCTACCTCGTTTCTTATCGTTACCTTCTAAGTAACCAGCATCAGCTAAGTACTTCTGAGCATTGTAACTGGCTTTACCCTCATTAAGATCATTGATCATGTTCTTAACTGTTCTAGCCTTTAACTTCAGTACTAACTCTTTCTTCATCTGAACATGATGTTTCTTAAACCATATCAGGTTACACAGGTTTTCCCAAACAGAGAAGTCACCAAACACAGACATTGCAAATTCGTACTCTGTTGGGTCTTCCATATCAATATAGATCTTATGAAGGGACCTGTAGGTAGTACCAGATACTTTGTGGTCTTTCTTCTTTAAAGAATATAAAGTTAACTCGTTTCTTGTATCTGGTAGTGTAGTCTCATAGAACCACGTCTTACTAGGTTTCTTAGCCATTGTAATTAACTATTCCTATTGTTTTAGGTAAATAAAAGGGAGAAGGGATAAGATGTATCTGTTACTACTAACAATAGTACTTATGTTTATATACTCTCAGGCTTACTTGTTAAGAATATTATACAGGTGTTTGTATTAGTTGTCAAGTACTAATTTATTATTTATTTAAATTAACTTGTTTTAACCCTCTGTACTCATTACTAAGACCAGTAGGATTGCTAAGGGGTATACAGGTCCCTTTTGAGCCAAAGTTCTTCTATACTATTACTAGGGGGTTTTAGATCGTGTCCAAGATTTCTGTTAGTAAATATTTTTGTGTATTGTACATACAAGAGGCATACCCCCTAACCCCCTCCCTGTGGTATAAATGTCACACTGTTGTAAAAATAATACATGCAATCCCTCTGGCTGTGGTAATTATGTCACACTGTGCAGCATATATGTCACACTCTTGGATGCGGTGATACGTCCACAACATCAACCACAACTACTAACCCATTGATTAAATTTAATTAACTATGTTAACCAACTAATAAAACTATTTAATTATATTAACTGTTTTAATATTGTTTATAAATTAATTAAATTAATGCTTGACAATTAAATTAAACTATGAATTTTATATATGTATAGAAATTAATTATATAGGATTTAATAAAATGTCACAGTATAAACTTATAGGCGTTGGCACTAATGCAAAG